AGTAAAATTTAATAGATTGCCTCCGATTACTGTTGGAGGTAAGGAAGTTAAAATATGACGGTCGATGCGCTTCCTATTGGTTTGCCTCCAATTCTCAATATCCCTCCAAAGTTATATCCATTAATAACTGAATTTGATAAATATAAATATTTCGTGATTGAAGGCGGGCGTGGATCTGCAAAGTCTCAATCTGTTTGCCGGCTGCTTTTATGTTTAGCTGATAGGCAAAGGTTAAGAATAGTCTGCGGACGCGAAACTCAAAACACGATTGAGGAATCTGTTTACACAATTCTAAAAGATATTATATTTGAGAATAATTTATATTTTGAAGTACAGAAGTCAAGGATATTCCAACGTGAGACTGAAGCTGATTTTCTGTTTAAAGGATTTAGGGAGCAAGGACTTATTTCGATTAAAGGGTTGGAAGGAACAGATATTCTTTATATTGACGAAGCGCAATCAATAACAAAGCCGACGCTCGATGTAATTATCCCGACGATACGAAAAGATAAGTCAAAGATTATATTCACGATGAATCGGTTTTTAAGAAACGACGCTGTATTTGAAACTCTTGTTGGCCGTAAAGATTGTTTGCATATAAGAATAAATTACGATGATAATCCGCATTGCCCGCATACGCTGAAAGTCGAAGCTGAAGAATGCCGAGTGAGAAGCGAAAAAGACTATAAACATATTTGGATGGGCGAGCCTTTAGATAAAGACGAAGATTATTTATTCAATTTCGCTAAATTAGATAAAGCGCAGAATATAGCGTTTTATGGCGATGCGTTTGAAGGTCAATCTGTTATGTCGGTTGACTTAGCCGGAGGTGGCGGGGATCAATGTGTTGCGTCATTATTAAAACGTAAGACTGCTACGCAGTGGGAATTAGCTGAACAACGTAGTTGGAGCGATGCCGATACTGATGCGTCAATCGGGCGAGTAGTTGCATTTAATAGTCTATGGCTTCCAACGTGTGCTATTGTAGATAAAGGTGGGTTAGGACTTCCAATGTTTTGTACTTTATCAAAGAGTATTCCGACATTGATTGGATTTGATGGCGCAGGATCAAGCAACTTAGCTAATGCTGTCAATCAAAGAGCTGACGGATATTTAACATTAAAAGAATTTATTGATAATGAATGGCTTCAGATTAAAGGCAAAGAAGTTATCCGGCAATTAGAATCAATAAAAATTAAGCGCAGAGCTAACGGACAAATTCTTATAATTGAAAAGAAATTAATTAAAGATGAATGTGGCCGCAGTCCGGATGATGCCGATAGTTTGATGATGGGAGTGTACGCAATAAGATATTTCTTAGGTAAAATTCCTAACAACAATCAAGCATCGCAAAACATAAGGAGGGTAAATATTCGTGGAGACAGAAAATAAAAAAACATGGTTAGATAAAAGCTATGATTGGTTTTGTTTTTTAACTGGAACGTATGTAGGGTTTGCAATTTGCAAATTAATGTATGGCTTATAAAAAGACTCTTTATTTATGTTTCCGACGGGTAGAAGCCTTTAGATGGTGGCAGATTTTCACCGGAAAAAAGAGGCAACATATTTTTATTATTTTTAGTTGTAATAAAAACAATTCTGTTATAATAGATGTAGTGGAGGGAGGGATTGCTCTTTATCATCACAATGAGTCAGCGCGTAAGGTTGCGAATACGGCAAAGAAAAATGGTAGCGACGTGATAAAGTGTATTTCTCGAGGGGAAGGATTTGATAGGCAGAAATTAAAAATAATGCGTACTTGCGTAAGTATTGCAAAAGATATTTTAGGGATTAGATGTTGGTGGATTCAAACGCCGGAACAATTATATAGGCATTTAAAGAATACGGAGGGAATAAAATGAGTGGATTATTTGGAGGTGGGAAAAGTCCGTCAGTTAATTATGATACCGAGCCAGTTAAGGAAGAAAAGAAAAAAGCTAAAGCTAACAGGTCGGCATTGTTTGCAACTGAAGGCGGTATTGAAGGACAAGAGCTAACATCAGGACAAACTAAAAAACGAAATACTCTTTTAGGAAATTAATTATGTCAAACATTTTTTCATCAAAAGTAGCTCCAATTTTCATCAAAAGTATCTCCAAGAATAGAGAAAAATTAGTAAAAGAAAAAAGCCCTATAGCTCCTCTTTTGAAAGATGAAGAAACTACATTAGGAACTGTTGTTAAAAAACGAGACACTATCTTAGGAAACTAATGAAAAAAGACTTCGATACAATAAAAGAATTGTACGGATCAGTAAAATCAAACAGAGCAAGAAACCTTCCACTATGGCAGACGATAGCTTCAGTCGTCGGGATAGGCGTTAATCCTCAATATGATGCAACTTATGATGTTAAGCAAGGACAGCAATTAGATTTATTAATTGATGATCCAACGGCGGCGATTTCTGTTAATCAGGCTGGAGATTATATCTGGGGGATTCTCTGGGGTACTGGTGATAACGTATTTAACCTTGTGCCTTCTGATTATGTTTTAGAGATGGCCTCAAAGAGCGAGCTTGATAAATATTATCAATTTGTTTCTAAGCGCGTGTTAGAAGATATGAATAATCCTAATGCCGGATTGAATACTTGCGCAAAGCCTTACTGCTACGATCAGGTGGCATTTGGTACTTCTGGGCTTGGGTGTTTCCCGAACAAGGCTTTTGATAATGGCGTTGAAGATAATCCTTTCTTCTTCAGGAATTACGGCGTTGATAATCTTGCGATAGACGAAGGCAAGAACGGATTGGTTGACATTATCTTTGTACCATTACGCTGGCGAGTTAATCGTATTGTGTCAGAGTTCGCAATGGAAAATGGAGTATTGAATAAGAAGATATTCTCACAATTACCAAAAGATATTCAGGCGGCGTATAACTCTGCAGATTACAATAAAGAGTTTAATATTGTGCATGGGATTATTCCGCGAGATGATTTCAGTCCGAAGTATAAAGGCAAGCGAGGGGCAAGGTATCGCGGGATTTGGTTTTGTGATGATAATGCAGACAAACCTTTCTTTGAAGAAGATTATAAGACATTGCCTATTGCTGTTTGCAGAGGCATAAGAATAAGGGGAGACGTTTGGGGCAGGGCTTCCGGCACGATGATTATCTCTACAATTAGATCCGTTAATTATATGGTTGGGAAAGTTATTGAGATTGTCGAGAAGCAAGGAAGTCCGTCATTAGGAATGTTTAATAACGCGCTTATTGGCGATGGAGTATTAGACACGTCCGCTGATGGAATAAATATATTTAATCCTGCTATGGCGTCTGATGGGAAGAACCCACTATTCCCGCTGTATGATGTTGGCGATCCGTCAAAGATTATCCAATTCCTCATACCTTACCTAAATGAGAAGATTTCTACGGCTTTTAAAATTGACATTCTATTAGACTTCGCGTCAGACGCAAGTAAAACGGCAACTGAAATGTTACAGAGATCAGTTATCCGCGGGAAATCTTTAGCCGGATTCTTGCAACAACAGAAATGTGAGTTGATTGTTCCAATAATACATCGGAGCGTTTCTATTGAGCAAGATAAACAAAGATTAGGGATTGATGCTAATGTTTTTGCTGAAGAGGCAAAAATGTTAATTGATATAGGTAAGGCGGACATGATAATTCCTCCGGCCGTAGTTAAATGTATCTCCGAAGGGAAACCTTGGTATAAGATACAGTTCAATAATGAACTCGAAAAATTAAGCCGGACAGAGCGCGTTGAAGCCTTACTGAAAATGCTTAACGTCATTACATTCTTAGCTTCTGGAAATCAACAGATAATAATGGCGTTTGATTGGTATAAAATAGCCGCAGAGGCAAAAGAATTGTTATGCCCTAATTCAGATTGGATGTTTAGCGCGGATGAATTTAAGCAACAAATCGCGGCTAATGCTGAAATGATGGCAAAAGAAAGACAGATGTTAATGTTAGAACAAGCGTCAAACACAGCTAAGAACGCCGCAGGGGCAGATAAATTGGCGGCTGAAGCAAGTAGAGGGGGTAAATAATGGGCGATGTTGTTTCAAGGTTGATGGAAAAAGCTAAAGAGCAAGAGAAGCAGGAAGAACTATCGAAGGAAGAAATGG